AGGCGATAAGTCTACTGAAGAAGAACCAGAGCTTCAAGAAGGCGATAAGTCTACTGAAGAAGAACCAGAGCTTCCAGAAGGTGACAAGCCTGCCGAGGAAGTTCCAGCAGAAAAGCCTAAGCGTACTACTAAGAAAGCAGAGGAATAGTCATGGACACTGATCAGCTATTAGAACTGCTTAAACTGAAGCTAGGTATTTCAACCACTCTCAGAGATAAGCCGTTGAAGAAAATTCTTGATGCAGTCATTTCTGAATTGACACAGACTTTCGGTGTTGAGTTAGATTCTAACAGAGCTGATCATGAGATGTTTGTGGTTGATTTTGCTGCATATCGCTATGAAGGTGGTGTGGACATGCCACGTCATCTTCAATGGCGCTTGCATAATCTGCAAATCTCAGCTAGTCAGGAGGATAAAGATGTGGAATCATGAAATCACCCTGATAGCAAAGAAAATCACTGGGAAAGACAAGCTGAAGCAGAACATCACTGAGGAAGTCAAAACTGTTCTACTCTGTCGTAAGAAGTCAATTACCAGGTCAGAGTTTTACCAAGCCAATCAGTCAGGCATTCGTCCAAGCCTAGTTGTCGATATTCGCAACTTTGAGTATGACAATCAAGAGTTGGCTGAATTCGAAGGTGAAAGATACCGCATCCTCAAGACCTATCCTGTTGACCTTGAAACTCTGGAATTGACTATGACGGAGAAGCTATCATGAGTAAGGACTTAGCCAATGAGATTGCTAAAGCTTTAGCTGAGTATTCATCCGAGATAGAAGATGAAGTAGACCTTATTGCTGAAGATGTGGCCAGTGAAGCCGTGGACGAACTGAAAGTGACTAGTCCTAAAAGATATGGTAAGTACGCAAGGAATTGGCGGTTTAAAAAGAACGCTAAGGGGTCTTATGTGGTCCACAATGCTGCACCAACTTACCGACTTACTCACTTACTGGAAAACAGTCACTTGTTACGAAATGGCGGTCGTAGTAAAGCCCAGCCTCACATCAAACCTGTTGAAGAAAAGGTCAAAGAAAACTTTGAAAAACGGATTAAGGAGCTTGGTCGATGAAGCTATCAGAATTTGCAGAAATTTTGGAACAGGCTGGTTTGCCTGTAACCTATCGAGCATATCAAGAGGGGAATGTCCCTGATATGCCTTACCTTGTGTATTTTGAATCTAATCCTATCGTCAATTCTGCCGACAATAAAAGAAACCACGAAATTAAGTCAGTGGTTGTTGAGTTGGCATTTGAGAGAAAGGATGAGGATTTGGAGGAGCGTTTGGAAGAGCTGTGGTCTAACCATGAGCTCTTTTTTGAAGCTCAAGAAGAAACTTTTATTGAGACTGAAAGGCTTTATGTCAAGCCTTACACGGTCTATCTCTACTAGAGGAGGAATGACATGGAAAACAAAGTGACCTATGGTCTTAAGAATGTGCACGTAGCACCAATCACTGAAATCAATGCTGAAACTGGGGTGTTGACTTACGGAGATGTTTTCCGTTTCCCTGGTGCAATGGAAATCACTCTTGAACCAAAAGGGGAATCAGGTGCGGTCCAAGCAGATGATATGGATTATCACTTTATGAACGCTAATGAGGGGTATGAGGGTAAGTGGAAAGTACCTCACATCATCGAACAATTCGCCACTAAAATTCTTGGTGAAATCAAAGACACTGAGACTGGTGTATTGACAGAAAAAGGTGATGCAGAGCCAACACCGTTTGCCTTGATGTTCGAATTTTCAGGGGACAAGAACAAGACCCGACATGTGTTCTACTACTGTTCTGCTAGTCGTCCAGCAACTGGCTCTAAAACAAAGAGTGGTACGAGCGTCAATGAACGAGAACTGATTTTCAATTCCAGTCCGCGTCCGCTTGATTCAGTTGTAAAACGCTCTATCACTTCGGCAGATAAGAAAGAAGTCTATGACAATTGGTTCAAGAAAGTCTATGAGCCAGCTGCAGTTGGTGGATAAGGAGGTCTTGCATGCGTAAAATCATTCCGATTGGTGATCAGGAGTATGAATTGGCCACAAATGGCTATACTCCGATTGCTTACAAGGAAGAGTTTGGTAAGGACTATTTCCAAGACCTATTCTCAATGTTGAACAGTCAAGCACTCTTGTCCGAACTGGATAAGTTGGAACCTGGTCAAGAATTGCAAGCCAGCAATATCGACATGTCTGTTCTTGCTGACTTTGACATGACTTTCTTCAATCGTCTTTTCTGGACCTTTGCCAAGTCTGCCAACCCTCGTATCAAGCCTTATGCTCAATTCTTCATGGAAATGGAAGAGTTCCCTGTCCAAGAAATCGGACAAGACCTGATGGAAATGTTGAATGCGAGTATGGCCACAAAAAAGCACCAGATGAGTCAGAAGATGCAAGCGATGAAATCTTCACGGTAGAGTCCTATCTTTCCTGCTGCAAAGAGACTGGTCTGTCCATCGATGATCTAAAACATATTTCAATCGGAATGGCTCTGGATTATCAGACGGATTATGTGAATTTACGCAGTAAAGATAAGGGTGGCGAAAGAAAAGCTACTCAAGAAGATTTTGACAACTTTTAAGAAATTAGCAGTGCTGAGAGAGTGATTCTAGGGTCAAGTTCCTTGTAGTAAGTGGACTTTCGGTCATAGATGAGCTTATAAGCTCTGCTATTTTTCGTTTGAGGTGGGAGGGTCGGCAATTTTCAAAGGAAAGGAGGAAATAAATGGCAAGTAATATCAAAGGAATTAAGATTGAAATTGATGGGGACACACAACCCTTGCAGAAGGCTTTGAAAGATGTCAACAAGAATGCTACCGAAGCGACCAAGGAACTGAGACAGATTGATAAGGCCTTGAAGTTTGATATTGGCAATGTAACCTTGCTGACCCAGAAACAGGAAGTCTTACAGCAACAGGTCTCAAATACCAAGGAGAAGCTTGAAACTCTGAGACAAGCTCAAGCACAGGTTGAGAAGCAATTCCAGAATGGAGACATCGGAGCTGATCAGTACCGTGCTTTCCAACGTGAACTGGAAACTACTCAAAATGTTCTCAAGGGTTATGAGAATAAACTAGAGAACGTGAACAAGGCCTTGGCTAGTAACGGTCAGGCAACGAATAACAATATTTCTCAGCTCAATAATCTTCAAAGTGAGCAGAGTCAGTTAGCATCCGAAATGGACAAAGTGACCAGTGCTTTTGAATTGCAAGAAAGTGCACTGGGAGCAAATGCTACTGAAGCAGAAAAGAATGCACTTGCTCAGAAGAAAATTGGAGCTCAGTCAGAAATTGTTTCAAAGCAGATTTCGACTCTTGAACGGCAACTCGAACTGACTAAGCGAGAGTATGGAGAGAATTCAACTCAAGCTAATAAGATGGAAGCTGAGTTGAACCAAGCCAAGACAGCACTCAACAATCTCAATAATGAGATGAACGAAACCAAGTCGGCTGCTGATGGCGCTCAAAATGGCATGGATGCCATGTCAAACACTATCAGAGCTGAGGCGCTCCAGCAGACCAGTGAAAAACTTGGACAACTGTCTCAAAAAATCCTCGAAGTTGGGGCTGATTCGATGGAAGCAGCTGCCAAAGTCCAGGCTAGCAATTCTCCATTCACGACTGTTTTTGGTGACATGGAAAGCCAAGCTAGGCAGTCACTTAACGCAATTGGTGATGAGATGGACATTGTTCCTGAACGACTGCAAGGCTCATTTACTCAAATGGCATCCTTTGCTAAGACATCAGGAATGGAAACTGCTGACGCTCTTGATTTGACTACTCGAGCAACAAGAGCAGCTGCTGACGGTGCCGCTTTCTACGATAAGTCCATTGAAGAAGTGACGGAAAACTTACAGTCCTTTTTGAAAGGGAATTATGAAAATGATGCAGCTTTGGGTATATCAGCAACTGAGACAACTCGAAACGCTGCTGCAAACAAGCTTTATGGGAAATCATTCAATGAGCTGAGTGAAGCCCAGAAACAACTGACCCTACTACAAATGGTCGAGGATGGGAATAAGCTATCTGGAGCTCTTGGTCAAGCCGCTAGGGAATCAGACGGGCTTGAGAATGTACTGGGGAATTTGAATCAATCAGGGACTAACGCACTTTCTGCACTTGGTCAACCTATTCTTGAAATGTTGATTCCAGCATTCCAGTCATTGGCTGACATTATCAATCAAGTTGCAACCTGGTTTACTAATTTGTCAACTCCTATCAAGCAAGCCATTGTTATGTTTGCAGGAATACTTGCCGTAGTTGGTACATTATTACCTATATTCTTAGCCGTACAAGTAGCAGCGGCTGCAATGGGGACGACCGTAGTCGGGATGATTACAGCCTTTGCTCCAATTGTAGCAACAATTATAGGCATTGTAGCCGCTATAACACTTCTTGTCATCGGCATTAAGGAGCTTTGGCAAAACAACGAAGGTTTCAGGAATGCTGTAACAGAGATTTGGACAAGTATCCAAGATTTCATCTCCAATGCTATCCAAGATTTCATCTCCAATGCTATCCAAGCTATTACTACTGTTATTCAGACAGTTTGGGGGGCTTTGACAGAATGGTGGACTGCTAACCAGGATACCATTTATCAAACAGCCAGCACTATCTGGAATGCCATATCCACAGTGATAGGTACAATCATTCAAACTGTCAGTACAATTGTTCAGACAGTTTGGGGCATTCTGACAGAGTGGTGGACAACCAATCAAGATACCATTTTGACAACTGCTAGTGGTGTTTGGACCATGTTATCAGAATTAGTCACTATGGTGGTTAATGCTGTCAACACAGTTGTTCAAACGGTATTCGGAGGATTGGTAGCCTGGTGGGACACTAATCATGCTTGGATTATGGACATTGTGAATACGGTATGGACAACAGTTCAAACTTCAATCAGTACAGCTATCCAAACCGCCACAGACTTTGTCATGTCAATCTTCGGAGGATTGGTAGCCTGGTGGAACGAGAATCAAGCCCTTATCCAGAGTACAGCTGAAATAATCTGGACAGGCATATCGGCAATCATTGGAACTGTGATCAATGTCATCACAAGTGTTATTCAAACTGCAATGGAATATCTTGGTCCGTACATTCAAGCTGCATGGACTAACATTCAGACTGTCATTTCAACGGTCTGGAACATTATTACTACTGTTGTTCAAACGGCAATTGCTGTAGTTCAAGGAATTATCACAGCTGTCATGCAAGCTATCAATGGCGATTGGTCTGGTGTCTGGACGACAATCCAGAACACAATGTCTACTGTTTGGAATGCCATGCAGTCCATTGTTTCTTCAGTCATTTCGGCTATTTCAAGCGTGATTTCTTCGACGTGGCAAGGTATCTCAGGAACCGTCAGCAATATCCTCAACGGGATATCAAACACGGTTTCAAACATCTGGAACGGTATCAAGAATAGTATTTCCAATGCCATCAACGGTGCAAGAGATGCTGTCTCAAACGCTATCAACGCTATTAAGGGCTTGTTTAACTTTCAAATTCGTTGGCCACATATTCCTTTGCCACACTTTTCTATCTCTGGGTCAGCCAACCCGCTTGACTGGTTAAAAGGTGGAGTGCCCAAAATCGGTATTGAGTGGTATGCCAAGGGTGGTATTTTGACCAAGCCGACAGCATTTGGTATGAACGGCAACAATCTTATGGTTGGTGGTGAGGCAGGCAATGAAGCTATCTTACCGCTTAATGATAAGACACTCGGAGCCATTGGCCGTGGTATCGCTCAGACAATGGGAGGTAATACACCAACCATCAACATCACCATAACAGGCAATGTTGTCCGTGAAGAAGCTGACATCACAAAGATTGCCAATCAAGTCGCTCAGCGTATCGCAGATGAGCTACAACGTAAAACACAATTGAGAGGAGAGTAAACATGATTAGACATAATGAATTAGTTATTGATGGTGTGAAGACATCGTCTTTTCCTTTCAAAGTGATTGTGCATGAGTCCCCTTCTGTCACGTTGGGAGATAGCAAGACCAATCTGCTGGAACATGACGGGATAAGTGGAGCGATTGTGCAGACCAACAAGCACCGTAGATTGATTGAAAAATCTTATACAATCTATCTTGTCAAGCCAACAGAGGAACAATTGAACAAGTTCATGAGCTTGTTTATCCGTGAGAAGTTTTGGCTTGAGAATGAGCGTGTGAAGACTACACGGCTCTGGTGCTACAAGGCAAGCGCCACGGATGCGGAACAAGAGAAACCTGGTCTTTATGTGACCAAGGTAACCTTTACTTGCCACCCTACCAAGTTTTTCAAAGCCACTGACACCCAGACTTTGACTGGGAATGGGGTTTTGAGGGTACAAGGGTCAGCTCTTTCTTTTCCGAAGATTACAGTAGTTGGCCAGAGCGCTGCTGAGACATCGTTTACGGTGGGGAATCAAGTAATTAAGCTTGAAAAACTCTCAGAATCGCTTGTGATGACCAATGATCCTGACAATCCTAGCTTTAAGACGGCTAGTGGCAAGCTCATCAAGTGGGCTGGTGATTTTATCACAGTCGATACTGCTAAGGGGCAGAATGTTGGTGTGGTATTGGGACCAGGCATAACGTCATTAAAATTTGAAACAGTTTGGGGGTGGGCATAGTTGCTTTATTTACTTGATAAGGATATCAAGACAGTTAAATGGAATGGTATTCCGTTACATGAAGCTAGCTCTGCTATTGTCAAAGAAGAAACCAACGGTGATTTTACTTTGACTATCCGCTATCCTATCACTGACTCAGGTATCTATCAGCTTATCAAAGAAGATATGCTGATAAAGGCACCTGCACCTGTGCTGGGTGCTCAGCTCTTCCGTATCAAGAAACCTGTTGAGAACGATGATAGTCTGGACATTACTGCCTATCATATCTCTGATGATGTTATGCAACGGTCTATAAATCCTGTTAGTGTTGTTGGTCAAGGTTGTGCTATGGCTCTCTCTCAAATGGTCCAAAATGCCAAGACGGATCTTGGGACTTTTTCGTTTACAAGCGACATCATGGATAGTCGGACCTTTAACACGACAGATGCAGAGACTCTTTATTCAGTCTTACTGGATGGAAAGCACAGCATTGTTGGAACGTGGGAAGGTGAGCTTGTCCGTGATAACTTTGCGGTGTCTATCAAGCGTAGCCGTGGAGCTGATCGTGGAGTAGTTATCACAACACACAAGAACCTCAAGTCCTATCAGCGAACCAAGAACTCTCAAAGCGTGGTCACTAGGATACACGCTAAGTCAACTTTTAAGCCAGAAGGTGCCGACGAAGAAACAACCATCACCGTGACGGTCGATAGTCCACTTATCAGCAATTATCCATACATCAACGAAAAAGATTATGAGAATAATAACGCTAAGACAGTGGATGAGCTGAGAAAATGGGCTGAGGCTAAGTTTAAGCATGAGGGTATTGATAAGATATCGGATGCTATTGAAATTGAAGCCTATGAGCTTGATGGGCAAGTTATCCATCTAGGTGATACAGTCAACATCAAGAGCAGGAAGCACGATGTAGACCTCCACAAAAAGGCTATCGCTTATGAATACAACGCTTTGACGGAAGAGTATATCTCTATCACGTTTGATGATAAGCCTGGGGTAGGAGGCGCTGGTGTATCTAGTGGCGTGTCTAATGCTGCTGATGTTATTTTGGGAGTAAATGCAAACGCTCAAGAAGTAGCCATTGAACGAGCTGTCAGAAATGCCAACCAAGCCTTTGATGCCGAATTCGACAAGCGAGTTGAGGAAATCAATGACGGTATCGAGCAGTCTAAGGCAGAGGCGGAGCGGTATGCGGATCAGATAAAGACTGAGATTAGTCAGGAATTTGATACATTTGAACAAGAGTATCAGGTGACTAAACAAAGTCAAAGTCAGCAGATAGCTGACATCTTGGCAAAGGCTCAGGCTAATACCATTTTGGCTACTGATGCAAAAAATATTGGCAATCAAGCAAAAGCAGATGCTGCTAATGTACTATCAAAAGCTCTACAGTACAAAAACGAGGCAATCGCTGAAGCGACACGGCTTGACACGGTCGAAAGACAGGCTACGGAAACAAAGTTGGCAACAGCTAAGAGTCAAGCAATATCAGAAGCAACTAGACTGGTTGAAACTGCCAAAAGCTTATTATCTGGACAGATATCTAATGTATCTACAGATTTGAGCCAAACCAAGGAAGCTATCAAGTTGCTTGCAACCAAGGCAACTGTTGATACGCTGACTGGTCGTGTATCGTCGGCCGAGGCTATGATACAAGTACAAGCTGACCAGATTTCTCAACGTGTCAAAACAAGCGACTTTGACCAAGCGAAACAGCGTATCTCAACAGCTGAAAGTTCTATCACACAGCTTGGCAACAGGATAACGACTGAGATAAGTGAAATCGAGGTAGGAGGCCGAAACTATTTTCTGAAGTCCGATTTTTCCATTTCATCAGGAAATAAAGCAATAGCAATCCATCCCGATTTTAT